ATAGGATCAGCATAACTAACTACTGCTTTTATTCTAGGAAAATCTTTTTTAAGTTTTTTCATACAGAATGAAACTATTTTAGAAACAGGGTTTTTATGCTTATTTAAAGCAACTCTAACTAATTCGCATACTTCATAAGGACTTAGATCTACTACTTTAGACATATTAGGATTAGCACCAGATCCGAATAGAACTGAGCCTATAAATTCTTTATCTTCCCATACTCCAAACCTAACTAATTTTCCAGATGGCATAGCTTTAGAATAATGATAATTTAAAACTGCAAACTTAGAAGCTTCATAACTGCAATAGTCTATAAATAATCCTTTATCCATTTATAGTTTGGCCACATTCTGGACAAGTTTCTTTAGTGTCCTCATCTAATCTTCCTTGATCATCTTTAGAAGTAGGCTCAAATAAATCTTTATCTAATAGAATGTCTTTAAGTTCTAAAGCATCAAATCCTGTAAGATCTAAATTAAATTTATTATCTTTTAATACTTGCATTTCGGACATTAAAAGTTGTTTATCCCATTTAGATTCAGCGCCTGATCTATTGTCCATTATTCTATAAGCAATAGCTTGATTTTTTTCAAAATCTTTCTTTACTACATATGCCTTAGTTTTGCCTAATTCTCTAAGTGCTTTCCATCTAGTATGACCGACCACTATAACATTATTTTGATCTATAACGATAGGTTGATTATTACCAAATTCTTTTATAGAATTTTTAACTTTTTTTACAGCTTCTTGTGAGATCTCTCTAGGATTATCTTTGTATGGTTTTATTAGATTAATATCAATTTCTTCTAATATCATATATCTATTTTATTCATTGAAACTATTACACCTATAGGAAAAACATTACAATCTGAAAATTCTTCATCATTTTGATCATAAGTGCTAAAAGTGTGAATAAACTTTTTACTTCTTTTAAATAAAAAAGCAAATGTTGTTTTAGAAGCTGGTTTCATATTTTCTAGTGCATCATAACTTCTATGCCCAGCATCTCCAAAAATATCGACCCATTCTATTTTATATAAGTAATACCTTTTCTTATTAATGGTAATACTTTTATATTTTTTCATTGCTCTATTTGAATTTGATGATTTTCATCTAATCTATCTATTTTATAGTATTTACCATCTTTACTAAATCTTTCAAAATTTCCATCTGTGCTATAATGAACATATCCTAGTTTTTTTAATCTAACAATAATATCTCTTATTTTTTCTCCATCTTCGGAAATTTCCCATCTTCTCTGACTTAGCCATGTACTAAAATGAGGTATAAATTTAGGATCCTCTATTTCTTTTATTTGAGTATTATAGCTATTAACTAGCATAGGAAAATCTGTCTCTTTTAAAACTCCTTTACTCCATAATTTTAGCCATATTTCATGAGCCTTATATTTAGATCCTCGTTTTTTAGATAAGTCTTGCCAAGCTTGTTCAAATTGAGGATCATATTTATCCTTATTAGGTATAGGTTTAGGACTAGGTATAGGAGCTTCGTTTTTGCTTGTAGCTAAATCTCTTTTTGCTAGACCACCTTTACGACCAGCTTCAGATCTAGATTTATATTTATTAGATAAATACTCATGTTCTGCAACTAATCTTTTATGGATCCATGTTATTTGATTTCTATCTTTGCTATCAGTTTTCTTTTTAAAAAATTCTTCTAAAACTTCATAAACATCTACAAAACAATTACTATTTATACATTGACAAATTCTATAAGCTGATTCAGTTGAAAAAGGTTTAGTATTTTTTGTCCATGAAAAACAAAGCAATCTAATATAGATCCCTATTTTATTATTAGTTAAGTGAACTGTTTCTGCCGCAAATGTATCTGTAAATAATTGCAAAGCATGAAATTTATTTATTTCCATAGTATTGTCTCCTGTTCTAGTTGTATTATTTTTAAGTTAGTTTCTTTTAGTAGTTCTTCTTCTGTACCAAATAAATGATTAAATAGCTTTTTATTTAAGTGGACCGAAGCTTTTCCCATATTATGATGCTCTGGACACAATGGGATAGTGTCATCATGGCTAGGTCTAAGACTTAACCCTGTATGCTTTCTTATATGATGAATTACAGGAGTTGTTATTCTCCCTTTTTTTAAACAAGCAATGCAACCGATTTGTCTTAGTTTTTCAAATCTTTCCTTATGTTCTTTTCTCATAAAGAGTTATTGATTTTACACCATCAAAGTAATAACCACTAACCTTTCTTTTTGGCTTTGGTTTTTTCCTTTGTTTTTTCTTTACCTTTTTTTTCTCCATAATTTTCATATACAGAATTATTAGTAATTATTTTTCCTCTAAAAGTATCTAGCCAATCGCTATGCTCTTTCCATTCTTTTTTATTCATCAACTACCTTTCTAATTTCATCACAATGTGCTTTTATTTTATTTAATTCTTCTGTGATCTTTACTTGATAAATTGTATTTTTAGAAACATCATCAACTTCAACTAACTGATTTAATCTTATCATTCTTAGAAGTCTTTTAAATGCTCTCCTAACATGCATATCTGACATATCAGAAACCATAAGCCATTGATTTTTAGATCTTGAAAAATAATGTTCTTCTGGAGTAGGTTGTTGAGTTTCATCTGTTTTAGGTATATCTAAAAAATCTTCTCCACTCATAATAATTTCTCCTGATTAGTATTATCTTCTTTATAAGGTTTCCAATCAAAATCTACAAGCCTATATTCTTTTCCATTATACTTGCTTTTAAATTTTTGATCAGTGTAGCTTTTAGCCTTTTTTAACTTATCGTAAGGAATAAACATATATTCTTTTCCATGAGTTATACCTAAGCTTTCTTTATTTCTTAAAGCTTTTTTATATATATGTTCCCTCACTGATACTTTCCCTAGCCATATTTTCGTCACTTCTACTTTTATCATTTTTTTTCTCCTCTAGTTTTTCTATGTTTTGTAAAGCTTTTTCTTTATAGTGTGGTTGTATATCTGCTCCATCTAAAACTGCGTATGGATCTCCTGTTTGAAACTCCTGTAAATTAATATTATAATGATCACAAAATAATAATAATTTTTCAGCAGATATTCCATTATTAGATTTCTCGTATTTCTGCACTTGCTGAAATGTAACTCCTAGCACATTAGATACTTGAGTTTGAGTTTGCTTTCGAGCATATCTATACGCAATCAGCATAGATGCTATTTTATTTCTATACATATTTTTTCCTGTGAGTTAGGGGTAGGAAATCGATCAAAACCTACCCCATTTATAACTAGAAAGGGAGAGTTATATGATTCAAAGCTAAAAAGAAAATAACCCTCAATTTCTCTTTTAATCGATTTAGTCATTCTTAGCAAATAAATTAAACTCTAGTAAAAGTATATATAGAAAATTTTACTAATTCACTTACTTTTTGCCTTTTAAGCAAAAAACACTCTAAAAGTGTTATTTCATAGGCTTTTTTAACTATTTACTTATACAGGAAAATCATGACTATTTAGGAATAACTAAAAAGGAGAAAAAAATGAAACATTATAATCTATACACTAAACAACCTTTCTCAGGTAAAAACTTAGAGAAATTAAAAGACACAAAACTAGAAGGTGGATTTTGTACTTTTAATCAAGCTAGAAAGTTAGGTGCTAAAGTAATTAAAGGATCTAAAGCAGTTTGCAAACTTTCTAGAATAGTATCACAAGGAAAAGTAGATGAGTTTAGATCTTACTCAGTCTTTCATCAATCACAAATAGAGTTTAGAAAGGAGGATCAATAATGAGTTCAGAAAAAATAAAAATAGTTGAAGAGCCTATTTTAAATCTGAAAGTAGAAGTAGATAGAAAAGTAAATGGAAATTACGAAGCAAGAATGAATTGGCCATCTTTTACTTCTATAGATTTAATTGAACTTTTTCAAACACCAATGACTAACAACGATAAACCTATATCTTTAGAAGTTGCTGAAAATAAAGCAAAGCAATTTAAAAAAAGATTAAAGGCTTATATAATCGAAAAAGCAGATCAATCAGAATTAGAAAATTTTGATTGGTCAGAATGGGAGATAGTATAATGATAAATCATAAATTTATAGGTTATCATAATCAGGATCAAGTAGTTTCAACATTTGGTCCTGATAAAGATTATGCAGAAACTAAATGCAAAGAAATGCTTTTAGGTTATTTTCATGAAATTACACCTGGACTTACAAAGCTACCTTTAGAATCCTATAATGGAGTTGTTGCTTATATAGGACAAAAGGAAGATGATAATTCTAGATGTATTGAATATAAATATCAAAAATATGAAACTAGAACAAAGGAGAAAAAATAATGGAAAAGGGAACTATAATCACAACTTTTTTCTTAAATGGTAGAGTTAAAACATTTGAGGGGAAATCTGAAAACGATAATCTAAAAAAATTTTTAGATGAGTATTCAGAAGCAACTCCAGAATTATTTGAGAATAATAATAAAATTATTTCTCATAGATATTTTGGAGATAAGGTAACTACTAACTATATTTACAAAACTAAAGAAGAAATAAACAACTTCTTAGATTGTAAATTTCAATCTAATAACTAGGAGTAAAATGAAAAAGAAAAATAAAAAGCAACTTTTAAAAGAAGTAGCTAAATTAAACTCAGCAATAACAAATGAAGAACTTAATAATGTTGCTTTAAGACAAACAAATAATACTCTTCAAGACACAAATCATAATCTTAAAGAAAGAAATGAAAGTTTAGAAATACAAAACTCAGTTCTTGAAAAAAGATTATTAGCAACAGAAGTAGAACTATTAAGGAAGATAGTAGCTTTATATGAACAAAGACCGAAAGATACAGTTACATATTATCCTAGTAGCAATGGTGTAGCAAATACATCAGGATCTACTATAACTACAACTTCAACTATAGTTTAGAAAGGAAAAAAATGATGTATCTAGATGAAGCAGATATAGTTACAGTAAATAAACCTTATGAAGATGGTAAAAAATCTAAGAAGCTTATGGTAGAACACCATCTTAATTGTAAAGGTATTACACTTAAAAAATTAATACCTTTATTAGAAACCTATAGTGAATCTATAGAACACTTTGATCATAAGGTTAAATTAACAGTAGAATTTATAGAAGTAGAAAGATGATACTTTTTAATAAATTCGTAATTAATAATAAAAAATGGAAGCAAGATCTAAAGGTTAAAAGCTTATATTATAGATCCGAAATAGTTTTATTTATAATAGCTTTTACTTTAGGTTTAATTATAGGAGTAATAATATGACACTAGAAAAGCAAATAAAAGATCTAAGCACTAGAGCAGAATTAGTAGGCTATTACAAAGTTCTAATAGATCTTAAAAATATAATCGAAAAAAAAATGAAAGTAGTAGAAACTCAAATGAAAGAATTAGATAGTGAGCCTTTACTACTTAAAAAGGAGTGGATAGTAAATGACGAAAAATCGGAAAATACTAACAGTAAGCAATAAAGTTAGATCAGATTTAGTTAAAGAAAAAAGAGTTAAATTTTTAACTAAAATATCTAAAAAAAGAAAATGGACTTTTGGAGATATGAATCCTTACTTTGATGAAGTTTATAGCTACATGCCAAAGATTGAGGCTACTAATCTAAAAGACTATAAAAAGAAACTAAAACTAGAAAAGGAAAAACATGAAAAAGTTGATCGTTTTAATGTTATTCGTACAAGCTTGTGCGTATAACCCTGTAATAGATACTGCTGGAAGAAGTGGTACTTTTGATTATTCAAAGTCAGATGAAATAACAAATGATCTGCAACATTGTAAAGTTCTCGCTAAAGAGAATACTAATAAAGTTGTAGAGGGATCCAAGTATATTTGGAACTATTACTTTAGAGTAGGTGCTTTTTGGCTACCACCTAAAGCCGAATATTCTTATCCTAATTTGTATAGAAACTGCTTAACTAATCGTGGTCATTCAGTTATCAATTAGAAAGGATATAATGGATAAAATTACAAAAACAGATTTTATAATAGAGGGGATTAGTTCTCAAATTAGAAAGAAACCATCTCCTAAATTATTTAATCAAGTAATAGGTCTTAAATTTAAAAGTTTAAGATTAAAAACAAATAGAACTGCCGAAGCAGTAGTTCAAGATAATAAAATATACTTTAGATCTATTTATGAACTTTATAAATTTGAAAAAGGGATTAAAGTAGATGCTTCAAAATTATGGTGTTTATCAAATTATTTTGATTTTGATTTGCCAAAATTTTTAACTAAAGTAACAACTAAGAGAGGAAAAAATGTACACATATCATAAGCTATATAACGATAAAATAACAATTAAATTTGATGAAGAGGCTCATAAATATTATGTCAATGGAAAAGAATATTTTTCAGCTACAACTTTAATAGGTCAAGGGTGCGTAAAACCTGGACTTGAAAGATGGAAAAGAGTTACACCAATGATAGAATATAAAAAGAAATTAAATAAAGTCTTAGATGATAATGAACAACTCGATAGAGCCAAACTTGAAAGACTTTATAAACAATCTATGGAACATACAGATAATGTTTCTGATGATGCATCTTTAGTAGGATCTATAGTTCATGGTTTAGTTGAAGATTTTATTAAAGGTAAAAAAATTCCTAATCAATCTGATCCAGCAGTAGTTAATTGTTGGAATTTATTTTTAGATTGGTGGAATCAACAAAACTATAAAGTAATTGAAATAGAAAAAAAGCTATTCAGTAAAAAATATGGTTATGTTGGAACTCTTGATCTTGTAGTACAAGACGACAAGGGAAAGTTTGTATTAATAGATCTAAAAACATCTAATCAAATTGTTTTCGGATATGTTTTACAAGCAAATGCTTATAAGCAAGCATACGAGGAAGAAACAGGAAATAAAATTTCATCTTGCTTTTGTCTAAGAACAGGCAAAAAAGATACTAAAGTTGAAATAGCTGATATTCCTCTAACTAAACGATTATTTAACACTTTCTTAGGAGTAAAGCTTATTGTAGAAGAAAGAGAAAATAGTCAATATAAATAAAAACAGAAACAATAAAGGAAAAAACATGACACAACTACAACAAGGAAAACTACCTTTCTGTGGATTAACATTAGTAATGTATTCTACAGGAAACAAAGCACCAAAGATGGAGTTTCAAGCTTCATCAAATAAGGCTAAGTTCAAATGTACTTTAACTAAAAATCTTTACGAATTAAAAGATTTTGATAAATGGTTAGCTACGAGAGAAGTACAGGAATATGTTAGATCTGGACATGTTCTTAAATGGGGTAGTAAGATCGTTCAAGGAGAACAAACTAAGTATAGTGATGGATTGCAATTAGAAATCACATATTACATGGTTAAGCCATTTAATAGACAAGGTTATGCAAAACCTACTATGCAACAACCTCAAGCTTATAGACAACCTCAGCAAAGTGTTCAGCTTACTGATGACGAACTTCCTCATAGCGAGAAAGAATGGTCACAAGGAGATGCTACTGAATTTAATCCAGAGCAATATGAACAAGAACTAGGTTAATGAGTGAACTTGCAAAATATATAGAAATTAGACCAAAGACTTTTGATCCTCATAGGATCTTAGCTTATCTAGATGCTTTAGACAAAAAGCTAGTAAAAGCTGAATTAGACTATGATGAAATAAAAGATCAAGTTCAAGAACACTACGATTTTGTAGTTAATGAAAAAGTGTCTAATAATTCTGTATCTGTTGCACAAGCGAAACTCCAAGCTACGAATGATAAAAGATACAAAGAGATAAAAGAGGATTTTAGAAAAAGGAAAGCTCACTATCTCTATTGTAAAATACAATCTAAAAATGCTCATAGTTATTGTGAGAACTTAAAGCAACAATCTATAAATGATTTAGCTACAGAAAAGCTAACAAGAAATTAATATTTAGGGGCGAGAAATCGCCCTTAATGTTTCGTAACTTCTAACTCTGAAATATCTGTATCTTCATGGATCCCTGTATAAGTATATTCATAATCTATTAAAGATATATCAGATCGCTTTCTAATTTGTGAAAGCATATCCTGTGTTTTAGGAAAAGATGGGTATATATCAATAAATCTAAATGCTATGAAGCTTCCAAAAGGATTATGAGGAGATTCAACTTGCATTTCTAAACTTGTAATAACTGCATCTACTTTCGACATAGACACATTATAATGGAATTAAAAATTTTATGCGATTACTTTTTTTTCATTATATCTGCACCTTTAAGGCCATAGATTGCCGAAACGACACCGATAAACAATGCTTGATACCAAAATGGCATATTATTAAATTGATCAAAAAATTTATCAACCTTTTCCATAATAGCTGGATCTTCACTAAAGATACTCCAAATTAATAACATCACAGGGGCCGAAACTAAAATCAAAACGAACTCGTCTTTCCACCCTTGCTGATTATTTTGCATAACTGCTTTTTGATATTCTACTTCACCATTTGCCATTTTTTCTGCATGTCTCATTTCTGCTACAGATTCAAATTCTTTTGCTTTTCTTCTATTAGAAGCTATAGACATTCCTGTTTTAATTACAGTAGGAACTAACTTAGATGCTATACTTAACCACATAATTATTTACCCTCTATTTTTTCTATTAATATATCTATTACATGTTTAGCTTTTTGAAGATCTTTTATTTGTTCCTTTATAGCTTTATGTTTTAAATTATATCTAGAAACATATTTAACTACCTTAGCTTGACAAGGATTTAAGTTATTATCCATAGCATAGTCTAAAGGTTGGATTTTAAGCTTCTTATACCAATCTCCACCCACTTGCTCGGAAAATGCTGAATCGTTGCTCTGTGAGGCTCTATGGCTCTTTAAAAGGGTATTTTTTAGCTTATTAGAAGTTGTCATACTATCTTTTTAATCCATGATCCACTATTGTCAAGCACCATTGGTAAAAGACGAGGAAAACCATTAATAATTATTCCACAACCTAGGATAAACCTTGTCTTAAAATTACGAGCATAATTAAATGCCATATTCTTTTGATTTATAAGACAACCCACGTTCATGGCAAAAAATAGATTATCAGGATTTGCCCACCATGAAATTAAAAGCTTCGTATGATAATGTCCTTGTACTGCGCTCATTCCCATAGTTTGTGAAACTTTTAAAATATCTGCACTTCTTCCATGAGTAAAGAAACATCTTTGGCCATTAGATAAAGTTAGAGTTAAATCATCAACCCACTTCCACTTTTTAGTTTCTAAAAAATCTCCATAATCTTTTAAGTATGCTCTAGGCAATCCATGTTTTAATGCTCGTCTATAAATTAAACTAGAATGATTACTATCAACTTCTATTACTTCTGGAAATATATCCTCTAGTTCTTTTATATATTCTTTAGCTTTTTGTAATTCATGCCCAGCAGAATAAAGATCAGGAGAACTATCGTGGAAAGATAATGCGTGCTGATCTAAACTGTCCCCTATGTTTACAATTTTATCAGGCTTAAATTCTTTTTTTATTTCTTTTAAAAAATTAAAACTATCTTTGTGATGATAGGGAATATGAAGATCGCTTATTACTAAAACTTTTGAGTTTCTCATGCATATTGCTTTTACAACTAATTAGAGAATATGTAAAGGAGTTGAGCTAAGAACACTAAAGCAATAGTTCCTACTCCATAAATAATCCATGTAATTAATTTATCAAATTTAGAATCAATCTTATCTATATCTGCATGCATATGTTTAAGATCATTATTCTCAATTTTATAAATAGATTTTTTTAATCCTGTTATATGGCCATACAAAGCGATAATATGTTCTCCTGTAGTTCTAGGTTTCTTACTCATCTCTTTTTTCTTTTTCTTCTAAGATCTACATCATGTTTTCTGCTTCCACGAACAAAACTATTTACTCTTGCCATTGCCCATGCTGACATAGGTATTCTAGGTCGAGATCCACCTGAAAGCCATGCACCTTGTCCTCGTCTATAAACTTTTTTAAGTTGTCCTAAAGTTATATTTTTTTTTGCTTTTGCTTTTGCTCTTAATGTAGCTACAACTCTAGGCGATAAAGGTTTTCTTCTAGTAGCCATTATCTTACTCTCGCTTTAAACATAGATCTAGGTATTACTGCTCCAGATTTATAT